AAACCAAATTTGTATAAATGGATAGTTTCTTTTGATTTGAATTCTCTATATCCTTCTTTAATAGAAGAATTTAATATATCCCCAGAATGTTTGGTTGAAGAAGAGAAAATGCATTTGGTTGATGTATACCCAGAAGAAGGTAATAGAGTTGATTGTTCATTACTACTAGAAAGAAAACATGATTTATCAGATATTCATCCAGAATATGCTCTTGCTGCAAATGGTAATTTCTTTAGAAAAGATTTCACAGGATTTTTCCCTGAAATCTTGAATAAGATGCGAGTTGATAGGGATGAATATAGAAAAAAGATGCGAGATTGTGAGACAGAATTAGAAATAGTAAAAAAGGAATTGGAAAAAGAACCAAGAAATGTATTACTCTTGGAAAAGAAAAAAGAATTAGAATATTCTCATGCAAAATATAACAATTGGCAAATGGCCAAGAAAACCCAATTAAATTCTATGTATGGTGCATATGGTAATGAATATTTTAGATATTATGATGTTAGATTAGCAAGTGCAGTGACTATTTCTGGTCAATTAGTAATACAATGGTTATCTAAAGCAGTAAATGAATATCTTAATAGTTTATTAAAGACTAATCAAGAATATGTAATTTATATGGATACAGATTCTTTGTTTATAACGCTAGATAAATTGGTAGAGAAAGTTTTCGAGAATAAACCTCATGATCATCAAAAGATAGTAGATGTTATAGATAAGTTTTCAAAAGAAAAATTGCAAAAAGTTATACAGCAAGCAAGTGAAGATTATGGTACATATTTAAATGTGTATAAACAGAAAATGGAAATGAAACGTGAAGCAATTGCAGATCAAGGAATCTTTGTTGCTAAAAAGAGATATATCTTACATATGCTTGATAAAGAAGGTACTAGATATGCAGAACCAAAATATAAAATACAAGGAATTGAAGCAGTTCGTTCTACTACTCCAGAAGTATGTAGAAAAGCAATTAAAGATGCAATAAATGTAATTTTTACAAAAGACCAAGATAGTCTTCTAGATTTTATTGAAGAATTTAGATGTAATTTTAATAAACTTGGTGCTGAAGATATTGCATGTCCTACTCAGTGTAATAATCTAGAAAAATATGAAGATTATGGATTGATTTTTAAAAAAGGAACACCAATGCATGTCAAAGGGTCTTTGATTTATAATCATATGATTAAATCAAAAAATCTAGGTAAGCAATATCAAGACATATCATCTGGTGATAAAATTAAATATTTGTGTATTAGACAACCAAATTCTGCTCAAGCAAATGTTATATCTTTTTTAGATATTTTGCCCAAAGAATTTAATTTACATCTTACAATAGATTATGATGCACAATTTGAGAAAGTTTTTCTTCATCCATTATCATTGATATTAGATGCAATTGATTGGAAAACTGAAAGAGTTTGTAATTTAGAAGGATTGTTTGGTTAATATATGTTCTTAGATCAATATTACAATGAAGCAGATGATTATCTTTCTACTGTTAATAGTTGGACAGATCCTAATCCTGCTCCAGTTATATACTATCATAATGGGTTTCATGTTGTACGTGATGATTATTTAACATATGGTTCTAAGATTAGATTTCTTGATCATTATGTAAAAACTTCATCATATAGTGAATTGGTATATGGTAGTTCTCCAGCACAAGGTTATGGACAAATTAGTTTGGGGTATCTTTGTAAATTATATGGTAAAAAAGCAGTAATCTTCATGGCCGAACGTAGTACTGGCAAATTACATTTATATCAAGAAAGAGCAATTGGTTTGGGAGTAGATATTAGATGGGTAAAAATGGGTATGCTAACTGTTACAGAAAAACGTGCTAAAGATTATGTTAAAGAAGATCCAAAGAATCGAACTTTGTTGCCTATGGGGCTATGTCATCCTACTAGTATGGGAAGTATTATAAAAGTAGCAAGATCTTTGTCTATAGTACCAGATCATGTTTGGGTTGCTGCTGGTTCTGGTACATTAGCAAGAGGTCTATCATATGCTTGGCCAAATGCAGAAATACATGCGGTTTCAGTAGGTCATAAACTTTCAGATGAAGAATTAGGTCGATGTACTTTGCATTTGACCAATTATAAATTTCAACAAGATTGTAAAGAGTCTGAAAGACCTCCATACCCTAGTGTTCCAAATTATGATGCCAAAGTTTGGAAAGTTGCCCATGAAAATGCTGATCTTAGTAAACTTAATTTGATTTGGAATGTAGGAGCATGAAATATTGTCCTTGTTTATATTGTGGTAAAGTTGTTGGGGTAAATCCAGAATTTTGTGATTTTTGCAATTTACATTGTCAAATGAATTATCAAACTGGTGAAGAATCTATTTCTTCTGAACAATGGCATAAAAATTATGAAGAATCTTTACCAGCATTTGAAGAAAAATTAAAGAATTGGAGATTCTCTAGAATGAAAAAAAGAGAAGATTCAAAATGAAAAATTTAAATATTTGTGCTGTTAGATTAAGAGAGAAGGTAAAATACGAAAAACCATTAATTCATATAATGGATAGTTTTTATGAATTATATAAAAGATTTATGAATATACATTCTGAATTTGATTATAATTTTTATAATATAACTTTTGATTCTAGTACACCAAAAAGAGATTTAGATCAAGTTAAAAAATCAGATATTATATTAATTTTTACCGAACATGAATTTCATTACCACATACCAGGTTACTTTCATACATTAAGTATGAAGAGATCTAATGAGCATATTAAAGAACTATTACCTTATATAGAAAATAAACATGTAATATTGATTACAAGTGATAGAGCAGATACAGAAGAATTATATAGAAATTATACATTTAGAGATATAGATTTTAAGTGCTCAGTTATAGATGAAAATGATTTTACAATGAATATTCACGGAATGAAATTTTGGGGATTTCGAGAAGAAGGCTTCCCCACCTATAAGGATATTGATTTTTGTTATTGGGGAACTATGAAGAATAAAATGGCAGGAGGTAGTAGATCAAACGACGAAAGACACAAAATACTCAAAGATATTCAACAAACTGACTTGCGAACCTGGTGGATTGGTAGATATCCAAATATGAAGTGTGATATGAAGTTTGATTCTTTATTATATCTTACATCTTGTTTTAGAAATTCACGATCAACTTTGTGTTTTAATTGGTTAGATAATAAAGCAACAACATCTAGATATCATGAAGCAATAGCATCATATATGATTCCATTTGTATGGAAAGATTATGATTCTACAGGTATTTTGGTAAAAGATGATTGGCAAAGAATTGCATCTGTTTCAGAGTTGGTGGACAAGATAAAAGATATAAAAAATGATTTGAAATTTGTAGATAGATATCTTAAAATAAAAAGTACTTATAAAATCCCAAGTGTGGATCAATATTACGAAGAATTTGAAAAATTATTGCTAGGTAAAATATATGGTTAAGAATGCATTTAGTGAAATTATTGGTGTTTTAGAAAATGAATATGCTTCTGTTGCAGAAGATGGCACATCAGCAGATGTCGCTGGTTATATTGATACTGGTTCTTATTCGTTGAATGCTCTTGTATCTGGTAGTATATTTGCAGGCATACCTAGTAATAAGATTACAGCATTAGCAGGTGAAGAAAGTACAGGTAAGACATTTTTTGCTTTAGGTATTTTAAAACATTTTCTTGATTACAATAAAGAAGGACTTGCGGTGATATTTGAAACAGAAGGTTCTATCACAAAAGAAATTCTTGTAGATAGAGAAATTGATCCAAAGAGAGTATTGGTAGTACCAATTGAAACAATTCAACAATTTAAAACACAAGCCCTAAGAGTAGTTGAATCTCATACAAAGAAACAGAATAAAAGACCTTTGTTTTTTGTATTGGATTCTTTGGGTATGATTTCTACCACAAAAGAAATGGCAGATACAGAAAGTGGTAAAGAAGTTAAAGATATGACTAGAACACAAGAAATTAAAGCAGCATTTCGTGTCTTGACTTTGAAATTAAGTAAAGCACATATACCAATGATTGTTACGAATCACGTATATCAAACTATGGGTATGTTTCCTACAAAAGAGATGTCTGGTGGTGGTGGTTTAAAGTATGCTGCAAACAATATCTTAGCACTTGGTAAAAGCAAAGATAAAGATAGTGAAGGTAATGTAGTAGGTGCAATTATAAGATGCAAGAACCTAAAGAGTAGATTGACTAGAGAAGGTACTGAAACTAGAGTATTGCTATCACATTCAAAAGGACTTGATAGATATTATGGGTTGGTCGATATTGCATTAGAAATTGGAGTATTTAAAAAGGTTGCTACTAAGATTGAATTACCAGATGGTACTACTGCATTTGAGAAGCATATAGTAAATAACCCAAAGAAATATTTCACAGATGAGGTATTATCTAATATTGATAAAGGTTGTAAGGCCATGTTTCAATATGGAATGCAAGATCCAGATCAGATAGTAGAAGATATTTTGAATGACGACGAATAATATAAAAGACCAATATAGGATTATACCAGATCCTAAGTTCCCCGAGAAATGGTGTGTGGAGTTACTATTATCCTCTTATCGAGGAATTATATTTTCGTTTGGTAAGTTTACCGATGAAATTTTAGAAAAAGAAGCAATTTATATTCCATCTGCATTAAGACAGAAACAATTAAATAAAAAAGAGATTGGTGAATTAAATCTCTTGCTCGCTGACATTCTTTTAGATATTATAGAGTCAAATAAAGATAAGATAGAAATAGTAAATGATAAATTGGTTTTAAAAGTTGGCACAGAACATTTTAAACAACCAGACATTGAAGTATTCGAACAAGATGGTAAATTAAAAATAAAAGAAAGAAATGATAAACGATAGGGTTGAACTATTAATATTGAGAAATTTAATACAAAACGAAGAATACTCACGCAAAGTTTTACCTTTCTTAAAAAAAGAATATTTCTCAGAAGAATCTGAGAAGATTATTTTTGATAAAATTAGTTCTTTTGTTTCAAAATTTAATAATTTACCAACAAGAGAAGCAATCTTAATAGATTGTTCCCAAGATAATAAAATACCAAATGGTATAGATTCTAAAATCTCGCAAATAATAGAAGAATTGGGTAACAAATATGATCAATCAGATCAAAATTGGTTAATAACAGAAACAGAAAAATTCTGTCAAGATAAAGCAATATTCAATGCTGTATTAGAATCAGTAGGTATTTTAAAAGAAGAAAAAAACAAGAAAGGTAAAGGAGCAATACCTAAATTACTACAAGATGCTCTCTCTGTTTCTTTTGATCCTCATATAGGACATTCATATACAGAAGATTTTGATTATCGATACGAATTTTATCATAAAATCGAAGAGAAAATACCATTTGATATTAGATATCTTAATAAGATTACGAATGGAGGAATTACTAATAAAACACTTAATATATTCATGGGTGGTATTAATTGTGGGAAAAGTTTAACACTATGTCATTTGTCTGGTTCGTATCTAATACAAGGTAAAAATGTATTGTATATTACATTAGAAATGTCTGAAGAAAAAATAGCAGAGAGAATAGATGCTAATTTATTAGATGTAGAATTAGATAATTTAAAAAGACTATCCAAAGATATATATATTTCAAAAATAGAAAATGTAAGACAGAAAACACTAGGAAAGTTGATTATTAAAGAATATCCAACTGCATCTGCTGGTTGTAATCATTTTAGAGCACTTCTTCAAGAATTAAATCTCAAGAAGAGTTTTATACCAGATGTTATAGTAGTTGATTATTTAAATCTTGCAACAAGTACAAGAGTTACACAGAATAATACAAATAGTTATAATTATATTAAAAATGTAGCAGAAGAATTGCGAGGTCTTGCTGTTGAATTTGATGTGCCAATTATTAGTGCAACACAATATAATAGACAGGGGTTTCAATCATCAGATGTTGGGTTAGAAGATACATCAGAATCTTTTGGTTTACCAATGACGGCAGATCTAGTATTGGCATTAATTTGTACAGAAGAATTAGATAAGATGGGTAGAATTTTAATTAAACAATTGAAAAATAGATATAATGATGTTAATTATGTCAAAAGATTCATTGTTGGTGTGAGTAGATCTAAAATGCGTTTATTTGATGTAGATGATCATGAACAGAAGAAGATTATAGAAGGTCCTTCAGAAGAAGCCAAACAAGATGACGATAAATCTGTATTCGATCAAACGCCATTTGGTGAAGGTATGCAAGCAGAAAGTCGTGGATATGATGATTTTAAATTTTAAATGCCACACAAATCAATAATAAAATGGGCTGGTAGTAAAAGAAAGTTACTAGATGAAATAGTAACTAGACTTCCTATTTTTGATAGTTATTATGAACCTTTTTGTGGTTCTGCTTGTGTATATTTTAATCTTGTTCCAAGTTGTAGTAGTCATCCATACTATCTGAATGATATAAATGCAGAATTGATTAATGTGTATAATACAGTGAAAACTTCACCAGGTTTATTAATTTTAGAATTGAAACAATTTAAAAATACAGAAAGAGAGTTCTTAAAAATTAGAAATGTTGATAGATTAGATGAATATAAGAGATGGTCATCTATAGAAAAGGCAGCAAGATTTATATTTTTAAATAAAACTGCATTTAATGGTTTATATAGAGTAAATTCTAAAGGCCAATTTAATGTTCCATATGGCCATTATACTAACCCAACTATAGTAGATGAGCAAACGATTATGTCATGCTCTGAGTCATTGGGTAGGGCAATTTTAACATCTAAACCATTTGATGAACATCTATATGAATCATTACTCATGAGAAAGGATATAGATTTTAGAAATGTATTTGTATATCTAGATCCTCCATATATTCCTATTTCTGATTCGTCTAATTTTACTGCTTATACAAAAACAGGATTTTCATTAGATGATCAAAAACTATTACTAAAACTATGCAATAAGATGACTAATCTTGGAATTAAATGGATGCAATCAAACTCTGCATCTGACATTGTTGTGGATTTATATAAAAACTATGAAATTGATATGGTACAGACAAGAAGATCGATTTCTGCATCTTCAAAGGGTCGTGGCATTGTTAATGAGGCATTGATTAGAAATTACTAATAAATATCTTAATGATATTAGGTAATTTCTTCGAATATTTAAGAGTTTCATTCTTTAAAAAAAAGAGATATCTTTCATATTTCCCTAATGGTGTAAATTACGATATTACGACACCAGAACTTGAGTTTCTTAAAGAAGATATAGTAGATATAAGAAATGGTCTGCGATTAGACTATATTCGAATACATTTTACTTGGGACGAATTAATAAACCCAACAAAAGATAGTAGTATTGATTTTACAAAATTTGATGAAATAATCAAAGAAATATCTAAAACAAATCTGAAAATTTTAATAGTATTGAATGGTGCACCATCTTGGTTAATATATCATCATGAACCAACAAAATATTTTTTAAAATATATTAAAGAAATTTCTACAAGATATACATCCTGCGAAAATATTTTGGGATTCCAAATAGGAAAAGAATTAAACGTCTCTCATAGAGACAATGTATTATATGAATTTAATACAAGTCCTGGTAAATATATTATACTTCTATCTCAAGCATATCTTGCAATAAAGAAAATTAATTCTAAGTTTTTAGTTACAAATGGTTCTACAGCATCTATTTGTGAGAATTTTCCTCATAATTTTAATTATAATAAGTTGATGTTAAAAATGGGTGCTATAGCATATATTGATGTTTATTCTATTAATTATTATGGAGATTCTTATTTTAATTTACTAAGACCTAGCGGTATTTTTAATTATTTAAAAAAGATAAAGAAACCAATGTTCATAACTGAAATTGGACATCATAATCCAAATAAGCATAAGAAATATGCATCTGATAAAATTCCATATTTGTGCTTAAAATTTCCACAAATTGTTGGGGTATTTTGGTTTAAATATAGAGATAGAAACGCATGGTTATATGGTATGAAACACGACCATTCTACGTCAGATTTGTATAAGATATTGAAACTAGATTAATAGCATAAGTTCCATAAATATAGATATGATTAGATTTAAGACCTTCGTAACAGAAGATATAACAAAACCACTTGGTGCTGGTAAGCAAGAAACCGAACAAGATAAAGTTCGTCAGAGACAAAAGCAAGAAAAGCAAGATATGCAAGATCAAATGGATGATCAAAGAGATGAGTTTAGACAAGAAGTAGAAAAAGCGAGACAACAAGATTTCCAAAATAGAGAAAAAGGTTGGCAAAATAAAGATCTTAGAAAGAAGATTGATAGAAAAGTCCATGAGTATGTAGAAATTGGAACTGATGAAACTACTAATAAATTTAAGAAAGAAACTCCTGGTCAAAGTTAAGATTTTTTGATATAAATGATTCTATTATTTTATGGGAGATAATGATGGCCAAGAAAACTAAGAACGAAACTACTACAGGTACTACTCAGACAGTTCAACCAACACAGGCACAGAAACCAACTAAGTTGACTGAAGATCAAGAGATTCAAAATCTTAATGGAGTAATATCTTGGTTGCAGAATTTTGATAGAGTACCAGGTTCCCATGCTACTTCATGGGGACAGGTAATAGAGGCTCTTGTAGTAGTTCATAATTCTTTAGTTCTAAAGAAGAATGAGACACCTGTTCTACAACAACCAGCAGAATCAGTACAAGTAAATTAATAGAAATCTACATCATAAATATTCAATAGAGGTATAGTTGATATGCCATATTATGAATATGAATGTGTAGAATGTGGCAAGATCGAAGTAGAGCAGAAAATTACCGACTCTATATTAGAGAAATGCCCTATCTGTGCTTCCAAGATAACGAAATTAATATCTTCTAATACTTCTTTCCAACTTAAAGGATCTGGTTGGTACAAAGACGGATATTCAAAAACTAAGAAGATTGATTAATGTGCATAATTTCTGCAAAATACTTCCCTGAATTAGAATCATGGAGTCTAATTAAAAATAGAGATAGAACATACCGCCCTATTATTCGTATACGTAAATCTTTCAGAAATAATATAGAAAGACTTTTTATATACGATGAAAAGACAAAATATTCAGAAGGTCTTAATGAGCATGGTATTTCTATTCTTTCTGCGACAGTATTAGAAGATGATTCACCGAATGATACATATTCACCAGATGGTTTCAAAATAAGAACCGCATTATTAGAATCCAACATTCAAGCAGCAATCGGTAAACTCATAGAATTAGAAATGGTGGGCAATATTTTAATTGCAGACAAAGAACAATGTTTTATATTAGAAGCAACTAATAAAAATGAAGAAGGTGAAGATGAATATACACATGAATTGAAAGAAGTACCACAAGAACACATTGTAGTTCGAACAAATCATGGCATTCTTTTACCTTGGATCAATAAACAAGTTAGTGAAGAGAACAGTCATGAATATGTTATATCATCTCAGATAAGATATGAAAAAGCAGTAGAAGGTATTTCAAAAGCGGAAAATCCAATGGAAATGTTAGATGCCCTATCAATCCAAGATGATAAGAATCCACAGATGAATCCAATGAGAATAGATGAAACACCGAAAGCATTACGTACTACAGGTCAGATTATTTGCACGCCAGGTAATAATGTGTTACATTATAGAATAGTATGGTGTGATGTACTCTCAAAATTGGATTCAATAAATAATAAGGAAGAGAAAACTTCGTTCGAAATCATTTCCGCCAGGAAGTTATTGACATTTAAAGAGAGCATTGGAGAGTAATAATGTCCTTCAGCAATTTACCAAAAGGCCTTATCAAATCAGCAGCAAGTCTTCTAGAGAAGATTAGAATGTTTGAGTCTTCTCCTAAAGATCCAAAGATTGAGAAATGGATCAAAGAAAACAAGAAAACATTTAAAGATGAATATGGTGATGCAGAAGGCGAGAGAATTCTTTATGCAAAAGCATGGGAAATGCATAATAAGAAATTAGTCAATGAAAGTTCAGAGATGAAAGATAATATTGATGATTGTCATGTCTGTGAATGCGGTGATTCAGGATCTAAAGAAGATGAAATGGATAAAGAAGATGTAAAATCTGATGATCATCTTCTCAGATCAAAATCTAGAACAGATAGAGAATCTGGTTTACCAGAATTGGGTGAAGATCACATGGCAGGAAATCAGAGTCCGGATATGCATGATCGTTCAATTGAAAACGAAAGTGTAATAGAACCAGCAGAAGAACTTGATGAAAACTATGCAAGTCCAGAACCTAGTTCTGCTGTAGGGTTTAGAGATGAACCAGAAATGGCAAAAAGCGGTGTTGTTCTTCATGATGTAACTATCATTGGTGGCGAACGCAAAGATGTATTCAGAATGTTGGTGACATTTCCTAATCGTAGAGTAGAAATTGTTCCTCCTCATCCAGAAGAAGGTGCTCATAGTATTGATGATCTATTAGTACTAACTTCTCATATTATAGATAAGAACAATGTTTTAGTAGATGCAGTAAATGCTGCACTTGATTATCCTTCAGATGAACCACGATTTAGAGGCAACGATAAAAAGTAAAGTTCCTTTTAATATTATGAAAATGTGTGAAACCTTTAAAATGGTTCTTAGTAAAAAATAATCTGCCACAAATCTATTGTGATTTAGATGGTGTATTAGCATCTTTTATTGATGGTGCAAACATTGCATTACAAAAGCAAGGCCTTCATACATTTGATAGTGCTCACTGGACTCAAGATTCACTAGAAGATGCAGATAGAATTAGATGGTCCGTAATTAATCAAACAAAGAATTTTTGGATCGATTTACCTTGGACATCAGATGGTAGACAATTATGGTCAGTTATAAGACCATATAATCCACATGTATTATCACATGCTGTAGTAGATAAAAGTCCTACCTGTAAAATTGAGAAATTACAATGGATCGAACAAAATCTTCATATATATGATAATTCAAAAATTCATTTAGTTTTAAAGAGATCAGATAAAAGATTATTTGCAAAAAATGTAAATGGATCTCCAAATTTACTGATAGATGATTATGAAAAGACAGTAATAGAATTTATAGAACATGGTGGAATTGGTATACACCATAAGAATTCAACAGATACAATTCAACAATTAAAAGCATTAGGTTATAAGTAATATCCAAGAGCCTTAAGTCATATAAATATATCTGATATTCTTAAATATTTAAAGGAATCAGATATGTCACTCTGGGGAGCATCTAAACCACCTAAAAATCCAAATCCTAAAGGCCAACCATGTGTTGCTACGCAAGCAGGTTGGATTGATCCAGTTACATCAGAAATTATTGCCGCAGGAAATTTCGCGGACAAATCAATTGCACAGATTCTTGCGGTTGCATTTGGTGCATCTTCTTATAATGAAGGTGATAATTTATCAGTTTCAGTTCGTTTTAGTGAATTAGTAAACGTACCTGCCGGTGAACATCTTACAGTGCATTGGACTGGTTCTGGTGGTGATATTGTATTATATGCTGCTGCACAGAATGCAGTTCAGAATGTTATTTTTAATAAACAATCTGATCATTCTACACCACAAGCACTTCCTCAAGGTGCACATGCAAGTGCAACACTGACAAGTGATCTTACAAACGTATCTGATGGTGATACAGTAACAATTGGTTCTAAGGTATATACATTTCAATCAGTATTAACTAATGTTGATGGTCATGTTGCAATCGGTGGATCATATTCTGCTTCTCTCACAAATTTATTTCATGCAATAAATCATTCTGGTGGCGTACCAGGAACCGACTATGCATTAGCAACTGTTGCAAATTCACAAGTTACTGCAACCAATCCTAGTGCAAGTACAGTAGTTATTACTGCGATCAATTTTGGAACAGCAGGAAATTCTATTGCAACTACAGAAACATCATCTCATCTTTCATGGGGTGGTTCTGTAATGAGTGGTGGTACCAATTTACCAGGAACCTTATCTGTTGCTGCACAATCTTTAATTGGTACAATTCATGATGCTGCTGGTGCAAATCCTGCATCTTCACTTGTTATTTCTTCTGGAGTTGCTTCTGCTGCTGGTACTAGAGTAGTATCGTAATACTCGATACTTTATTATGCTTGATATGATTGAACATGGCGGACTGAAAATCACTGAAGATAACTTTTTGATGATTGCAATGAAATCATACGCGAATCCACATTGTATGGATATAGCAGAATTTCATGAAGATCTTAAGAAGATAAAATATATAAAAAGATTATTCAATGTCTATAGAACTACAGGAGTTCTAAAAGAAAGACTTATATTAAATCATATTATAGTATTTTATAATGTGTTTGATACTCAAGTAGCAACCAAGATTTTATTTTATAAAATACCAGAAGAATTCTGGCCAATTCTCAAAACTTTTTTACTATATCTTCATTATCTACCAGACACAATTTCTTGTGTACGAGATGATGTTATTCTTACAACACATATTCCGCTAGATCTAAATATAGTAAAGAAGTTAAGAGAAATCTAACATGAAAAAAGAAAAGGAATTATTGTTAAATATTTCCAAGTTGTTGGAGCCATTCACTGAATGGGCTGCCTATGAGTCTGGTATTATAGATAGCAAAGGTAATACTAAGAGAAAAGTTTTGATTGCATTGAATGAGAATAAAATATTCAATGATAGTGATGGTTTTATTAGAAATCTTAAACAGATCATAGAAGAGAATTTTCAATCCAATAAAGAACTTGCAATTTGCATTGCTGGTTCATATCTAGTAGAACATGAACAATTTTCAAAATGGTTTCAAAATAAAGAGATGGTATGTGAATCATTTTTAGATTTTTATGATTATATTTGTTCAGATATTATAGAAAAGAATAAGTATAAAAAACTTTCGGAAAATCTTGCAAGTGTTCCAATGAAAAATATGCTTGTTAAACATAATGTTGATATTAAAGATATAGATATCAATGAATTTTCTAAAGGTTATAAACAAGAAAAGCAATATTATTCAGAAGAAATTGTTGCAATAGAAACTACACTTCATAATCTACGAAAAAATAGTAAGCATTATTCGTATGTAGACGAGGATGGCTCTGGTGCACCTGCAAATAGTGTCGGTGGTGGAGGTGTTGCTGGTCTTACAGTGGCTACTGGCGGACCAATAGTGCGTAATACACCAGATATAGAAAAAAGAAGAAAAAGACGACATACTTTTAAAGAAACTATTGTGAAATAGTTAAAAACTTGGTATAGTAAAAGAATGACAGAAGATTTGTTCGAAAAGTTTGGATTAGAAGTTAAATTCGGCGAAGTTGAAGTTGGTGAATCATATCCCATATATGGTATGATCACTAAATTTATAGATGAGAATGTCGAAACATGTATTGTTGAAATAAACAATCAGATTGAAGTAAGTATGAAAATACAAGAGCAATCTAATTTGAATCTCTTAAAAGAAAGATCATTTGAACCAGGAATTTTTGTTGTGTCTATCACAGAAAAAGAACCTAAAATTAAGGGAGACTGTACTACAGTTGTTTTCGGTAAAAAGTCACAAAATGACATGCAATGA